AGTAATAGCCGATGCCTCAGACAAGCTACTTCAGAAAGATCAGGCAGAAGCTCAACAGCAGCAAGCCGCAGCCGCTCAACAAGATCCTCTGGTTCAGATGCAGCAGCAAGAGCTGCAATTGAAGCAAGCGGAACAGCAAAGAAAGGCAGCAAAAGATCAGGCAGATTTAGAGTTTGCAAGGGAAGAATTGCAAAGCAAGGATCAATTAGAGCGCCTGCGTATTCAGTCGCAAACAGAAATAGGATCAATGCAGGTAGAAGCAAGACTCTCTGATAACCAAATGAATAGGGAATTCAAAGAGCATGAGTTGCAAATCAAACAGACCCTAGAAAACTTGCAGATAAGTTCAGACCTGTCCCAGTCAACTCTGGATAGGGAGCTAAAGCGAAGTTCTGCTCAGGCTAAATTAACTTCAGACGCATTAAAGTCAGGAAACGATAGTGGAGCTTAAACATTATCTGCATCGTGAACTGAGTAAAGATCAGGAGGCATTGAAGGATACACTCGCCTTCAATCCTGTTGAAGATTTCGCCGCCTATCGAGAGATAGTGGGCGAGATTCGTGGTATCCAGCGAGTGCTAAGACTGTTAGAGGATTTGCCTGATGACTGAAGCAAGCAAGCTAGAACTACCGATACCCAAGGGCTACCGAATCCTGATTGCCATACCGAAGAAGGAGAAGGAGTTTAAGGATTCAAAAATATTAATACCGGAAGACCAAAGGCGTAGAGAGGAGACGGCATCAATTGTAGGCGTTGTTGTTGCCCTTGGCTCTATGGCATATCAAGACCCTGAGAAGTTCCCAAATGGTCCTTGGTGTGCTGAAGGCGACTACATTATTATGAGGTCGTATTCTGGTACGAGATTCAAGATTGCCACACCCGAAGGTGACCAAGAGTTTCGCTTAATTAACGATGACACTGTTGAAGCTGTTGTTGCAGACCCACGGGTTGTTACCCGCATATAAGGAGGAGTTATGGACGAGAACTATGAAACAGAATCAGACGAACCAGAAGAGAGGTTTGAAATAGAGGTTGTAGACGATACCCCGGAGGCTGATAGGGGAAAAGAGTATCGGTCAAAAGGAGATGTGGATGCCTCAGATGATGAGATATCTCAGTACTCCGATAATGTAAAGAAGCGCATTAAAGAGTTAAGTCGGGCTTATCATGACGAGCGCAGAGAGAAAGAGCGTCTTGGTCGTGAGAATAATGAAGCTGTTAACCTTACACAGAAACTAGCAGTTCATAACAAACAACTGCAAGACCGTCTTTCTGCTGGTGAACGAGAGCTTGTTGAGACAAGCAGGCAGCGAACCGCAGCTCAGATGGCTCATGCAGAGCGCGAGTATAAGGATGCTTTTGAAGCGGGTGATACTGACCGCATTATTGCAGCCCAAAAACTCTTGTCGGAAAATGTTGTTTATAAAAGGGAACTTGACAACTACCAGCCGCAATATCAAGCCCCTTTACATCATGAACAAAAGGTGGTAGAAAGACAACCTGAGATTGTTCCTGATGAACGCACCCAGCAATGGGTTGAAGAAAATGACTGGTTTGATAAAGACTCAGTTATGCGGGGCGCAGCTTTTGGAATACACGACGATCTAGTTAAGACTGGATACGTTGCCGGTTCAGATATCTACTTCGAGCGCTTAAACGCTCGCATCCGGGAGGAATTCCCGCAAAAATTCGGGTCCAAGAGACCTGCCGCGAATGTTGTTGCTTCTGCTTCTAGAGGTACAGCGGGTACTAAAAAAATCTCGCTTACAAAGTCTCAAGTCGCTCTTGCTAAACGACTTAACCTTCCACTAGAAACTTATGCGGCTTATGCTGCCAAGGAGCTTAACAATGTCCGATAGAACCCCACGGGATGTAATAACACGCACAACAATGGAACGTAAAACGGCTTGGACACCTCCGTCTTTACTTCCAGTTCCAAGACAAGTAGAAGGCACTTCTTATCGCTGGATCAGAAAGATGATGCAGGGACAGGTAGATGACCGGAACATGATGTCAAAACAAGAAGAGGGCTGGATTCCTATTAAAAGAGAAGATCACCCGGAATTGCAGTATTCGGGTAGGACTACAGGACTCGTCGAAACAGGCGGATTAGTGCTTTGCAGTATGCCTACGGACTTTGTGAACCAGCGGAATGCTCATTATCGCAAGATCACAGATGCCCAGACAGCCGCTGTAGACTCTAATCTAATGAGAGAAAACGATCCTCGTATGCCCCTTTTCAGTGAGCGCAAGTCGTCCACAAGCAGAGGCAGAAGAGACTAAAGGAGTATTTAAATGGCTTACCCTACTATAAATGGACCTTATGGGCTAAAACCCATAAACCTGATCGGTGGACAAGTATATTCTGGAGCCACTGTTCGGATGCAAATTGCAGATGGTTATGCAACCAATATTTTTTACGGTGATTTCGTAAAGAAAGTTGTTGGCGGCACAATCGAAAAAGACGTTGGAACAACTGCTAACACCCCTGCTGGTGTGTTTCTTGGTTGCACCTACGTCAGTGCAGTAACGAAACAGCCGGTTCAGTCACAATACTACCCAGCTTCAGTATCGATTCAATCTGGTACTGATATCTACGCTACTGTTACAGAAGATCCAGATGTTCGGCTCCAAGTCGCAGTTTGCTCAAGCGGGGTTGTAATGGCTACCGTTACGCAAAACGCAATTGGCACAAACATGTCAATTTTGGCAACCGCTGGTAATACAGCTACCGGAAACTCAGCATATTCCGTTCTAAGCACCTCACCAGCAGCTACCAGTACTTTCCCAGTACGGGTTATGGATGTTGTTTATGAAACAGCTCCTTCGGCTGGCAACTACGCTGAAGTAATTGTTAAGATTAACTTTGGCATCCATCAACTTAACAATGCAACAGGTTTGGCTTACGCCTAAAAGGAGTAACTTAAATGGCTGCTATATCACGCGCACAACTGCTAAAAGAGTTACTCCCCGGACTTAATGCGCTGTTCGGTTTGGAGTACGCTCGTTACGGCGAAGAACACAAAGAGATTTTCGAAACAGAAACCTCTGAGCGTTCCTTCGAAGAAGAAACAAAACTGGCTGGCTTCTCAGCAGCACCTGTCAAGAACGAAGGCTCTGCCATCGCTTACGACAATGCTCAAGAAGCTTGGACCTCACGCTATCAACACGAAACTATCGCTCTTGGTTTCTCGCTGACTGAAGAAGCAATCGAAGATAACTTGTACGATTCTCTCTCAGCTCGTTACACCAAAGCTTTGGCTCGTGCTATGGCATACACCAAGCAAGTTAAGGGCGCGAACATCCTGAACAACGGATTTTCAGGTTCTTATCCCGGTGGTGACAATGTTGCATTGTTCAGTAACGCACACCCATTAACCGGTGGCGGCACAAACAGCAATATTCCATCTACCCCTGCTGACTTGAACGAAACGTCCTTGGAAGCGGCTGTTATTCAGATCGCTGCTTGGACTGACGAACGTGGTTTGCTGATCGCTGCTAAACCTCGCAAGTTGGTTGTTCCTCCTTCACTGATGTTCGTTGCAACCCGTATTCTGGAAACAGAACTGCGTACTGCAACTGCTGACAATGACATCAATGCATTGAAGAACAACGGTTCGATCCCCGGTGGATATTGTGTCAATCACTTCTTGACCGACACCGATGCATGGTTCCTGACCACAGACGTACCTAACGGTCTGAAGCACTTTGTGCGTTCACCATTAGCTCAGTCGATGGACGGAGACTTTGATACGGGTAACGTCCGCTACAAGAGCCGTGAGCGTTATAGCTTCGGCTGGTCAGATCCTCTTGGAATGTTTGGTTCCGAAGGTCAGGCATAAGTAGTATTTGTGCTAGTTTGGGGGACTTCGGTCCCCCTCTCTTTTTGTACCTTGACACTGTTTATATAAGGTGCTAAAAAGATAATTACCAAGAACCTCGACTCATACAGACTGGCTTGGCAGACGTTATAGAGACTGTATGGGCATGTGCTATAACACAAAGGAAATAATATCATGGCTACAACAACCTTCTCAGGTCCAGTCGTATCGGGCGCAGGCTTTAACTCAGACGACACTCTTAACTCTTCAGATTTGGCATCAGGTTCTTATAATCTAACCGACTTTACTGTACGTCCTGCAGCAACTTATTCAGGTACGGTAGCCGCTTTAGTGGGTGCAGTAAATCAACGCACAGCGGGTGTTTCAGGTGGTAACATTTTTGGATGTTATGCTCAAACATCATTTTCTAATAACCCAACAAGCACAATTACAGGTTTAAACACCGCTGTTTATGGCGTGGTTGACTGTGGTTCTAGCACTAATATTGGCGCCGCTTATGGAGCAGTGTTTGATTTTGCTCAATTTGCAGGAACAAGAGGTGCAGCCCCAAAAGCATTTATTGGTTTTGGCGAAGAATCTGTAACTAATCCTTGCTTAAATTTATTTGATGTTGGTAGATTAGGTAAAAACGTAGGAACAGGATTAGCTAAAACAGCCGCAGCTTTGCCTTCAGGCGATGGTGGTTCATTACGAATTTTAGTTAATGGAGTAGTTCGTTACCTTCCACTTTATACAACTCAATCTTAATATGACTGAGCAGGATATACAAGAAAGGCTTAAATCTTTGGAAGCCCAGCGTATTCAAATAGAAGCAAATCTAAATGCAATAGGCGGGGCTATCCAAGATTGTCATTTTTGGCTAGATAAAATTACATCAAGCACTAAAAATGTAGTCAAAATAAAAGGCAGTAAAGGAGATTAATTATGGGTATGCAATATGATGTATTAGCGTCAGCTCCGTTAACGTCTACTGGTCAAGTTACTGATAACGCTAGTAGCCCCAATGCTTTAACTAGGTTGCGTATAAAAGGTTTGTATTATGTAAGTGGCGCTACTGCAGGATCAGTTGTTTTTAGAAACGGTGGTTCAGGGGGGGCAATATTGCTAACTATGAATACACCCGCTTCTACTGCTAGTGGCTCAAATTACATAATTATGCCCGGGGAAGGAATTTTAGTGGGCACAAACCTTCATGGAACAGTAGCCAATACAACTTCTGTAGTAGTCTTTTACGGGTAGAACATGGACCCGCAAATGCTGATTAATCTAGGCTTGGGAGTTCTTCTGACAATAGTTGGATGGCTCTCAAGACAGCTCTGGGATGCGGTAGAAAGAATGAAGGCAGACATTAAAAATATCGAGATAACGCTTCCTTCGCATTATGTTAAGAAGGAAGACATTGAGTCTAGGTTTGACAAAGTTGAAGTGATGCTAGAAAAGATCTTTGACAAGTTAGACCTTAAACAAGATAAGGCATAGACATGGCAGACCAAGCCGCCGTAGGATTAAACAGTTTGACTCCATCAGAAGAAGAACGTGCAATGATGGATACCAACCTTGGGTATGAAAGGGCTACACGAGCTACCCCTCCTGCTGGCATGACTCCTGTTGGTCCTCCACGCAGTCAGCCTATTCGTAGAGCTAAGGGCGGAATGGTCTCTGCATCTAAGAGAGCGGACGGAATTGCAACTAAAGGTAAGACCAAGGGACGGATCATATAATGGCTGATTTCTTTAAAGATCAGAGAGAGGGTCGGGATTTTAATAAGCGTGTAGATAGGTTGGCTTTAAAAAGGCAAGCCGAGGCTTCAGGGTATCCCGGACCTACGGATGAAGAGTATCCAATGAGGTTTGATCCAAGGGGTGCGCTTAGGGACAAAATTTCTGAACACATGGAAGCTACTGGCAATAAAGCTCCTTATG